ATCTTACTCGTCATAGTCTCGGGCTCAAATTCGCCCATAAAATATTTCAGTAAGTCTTCAGACCGCAAAGAGGTACTCAGCATTGCTGTGAGGTCTCTCATTGTCTGGGCATATAAGCTCACACTACGAACAAAGTCCTCTAACGCCTCTCCCCGTAACTCGCGCGCAACGTACTGCCCCAATCCAAACCACAGCTTCTTCAAACAGCCGTAAGCTGGTGGGGTTCTCAGACCTTGCAACGAACGCTCGATCGTCTCCCAACAAAGAGAACCATCGTGCTTACGATAACAAATGTCCTCGAAGACGTTTTGCACAGTTTGTATAGCGCTAAGGACCCGTTGCTCGACCATAATACTTCCGGTCGGGCAGTGCCCGCCTCGCCTTGGTATGCGCAGCATCGACATTAAAGACACCCGCCGTCGGGCGATATTAATATCGCCGGTACCGGAGGCTCCTACCGCCGTAATCTGCGTGTCCAGATGGAAGCGTCTTACTGCTCCTTCTGGGACCTTGATCCCTAAGGAGGTTTCCATGTACTCTTTAGCTCTATTGGCTAAGTCGTCGACGCCAGGTAAGGGTCCCCCCTGTGTTGCCTTTGCCCCGAGATCTCTCACTAATTGTGATACAATCCTCGGGAACAATGGACGGCTCGCTTTCTTACCCATATCGTAATTAACGAGCCCTGGTCGGAGTATGCCGAGGCCTCCATTAACGGGCGCAGCCTCTAACACATCCCTTGGAATGCGGAACTTCAACACGCCTTGGTATAAAGTGCCCCCAATGGCGCGCAAAGTCTTTCTCTCTGCGGCAGTAAAAGTTATATGAAACTGGCCACGTAACTTTGTAGCCACAGAGATGTATGCGAAATAATATGACACTTCGACATAGAGTCTAACCATAAGGCTCGGCTCTAAGCCTCTGCGTACTGCTCGCTCCGCATTTGCTGCATACGCACTAATTATAGCGATGTTGTGCGGCAGTCTTCCTGATTCTTTGGATGGAGGTCCTGTCACTACCGAATATATTGTCCGCGCTGGCATTCCTCGCATTGTGCCATTAGCATAAATAATCCTGAAGTAAATGACAGTCCTTCGGCTAACAATTTGCTTTTTCACGTTCGCTTTGTAGCCGATACGTACCATAGTGTTCACTGATTCTACCGCCGCATAAAGCGAGCGATAACATTCCGCGACGTCATCCGCACGGTTGAAAGACAACAGTGCGGTCATGGCGTTCACGCCAACCGAAGACATCTCAGCATCGCGTAACGCCAAACGCGTTCGCGACAACTGAGTGTTACCCTCTAACGTCTCCCATCTACCTGATTGCTGTGTTGCCGAATTAGCAACAAAGATTGAGTCGGGTGCGACGAACTTTACACGCTGGCCCTGCGCTACCTCCGGGCCTGCTTTCGGTTTAAAGGGTACTGCATTGGCGTTGTTTACTATTTCCTCTAATCGCAAACGGAACTTCTCAAGTGCAAACACAGAAGATGTATAAACCGCAGCATCGTGCGATTCAATCATCTTCTTGAGCGCAGAGCAGATGTCAGTCTTAACCTGGTCGTCCAATATATAGGTCGACGAGAGTTCTAACATGACCTCTTTCACTATGCGCTGCTCAGCATACTGTACGTAATGATCCCATTTTT